GAAAAGATGGAAAACACTATTAAAACAATGTTTGGTGATAGAGCACTAGGGCCTGGTCCTTCTTTAAATAGATCGCAAATAGAGCAAGCTACGCAAAGTGACAAAAGTCTATTAGAACAAAGAAAAAATGAAATTGAATCTCTGCAAGCACAAATTAGAACAACTATAAGAGAATTAGAAGAAGCACTTCCCAACACGACGGCACAAACAGAAAAGTCAGGATTAGAAGCAGAAATAGCTAGACTATCACAACAGTTAGCACAAACCAGACCAGAACAGATTGCAATAAATAGAAAACTTGACTCTTTTAGGGGTCAGCAAGAAGGTGGTATTGCAGCTGAGCCAACTATAGTAGGTGAGAATAATCAGCCTGAAGCAGTTATCCCATTAGCTAGAGGTTCTATACCTTTAAATATTAATTTTGACCCAATGTTAAGGATTTTAGAACAACAAAGAGAGTATTTAGAAGAAATATTAAGTGCAACTGAAGACAATTCAGATTATTTAGAACGCATTTACCACGCAACTGCCTAATTAGGTTAAATAAACGATAAAGACAAATATACTATGAGCTGGAAAAAATATTTTCGTACTGTGAATACAGCAGGCACTTTGAGCCCAGTAAATGGCGGTCAGCCTAATAATATGGGGTTTAAAAATTATCAAAGTAATTTGCCAGAGGTATACACTGGGCATCCAAATCGTATTGAGCGTTATAATCAATATGAACAAATGGACATGGATAGTGAGATTAACGCAGCTTTAGATATTCTATCAGAATTTAGTACACAAGCCAGTCAGGAAAATGGTAGTCCATTTCAATTTTTCTGGCGTGAGCAACCTACAGACAATGAAGTTAAGATCATAAAAGAACAATTAACACAGTGGTGTACACTAAATGAACTTAACGAACGAGTATTTAAAATATTTAGAAATACAATAAAATACGGTGATCAAGTCTTTTTACGAGACCCAGAAACATTTAAATTGTATTGGGTCGAAATGAGTAAAGTTACAAAAGTTATTGTAAATGAAGCTGAAGGCAAAAAACCAGAACAATATATTGTAAAAGACATAGGGCCTAATTTCGAGAACTTAACTGCTACTACTATAAATGCTACAGATATTAGTGTAAATCATCCGCAAGTTGGTGGGCCTAGTGGTGCATACATACAACCTAAAACTCCATATAGTGGTGGTTCTAGATTTAGCAATGCACAAAATGAAAGCACAATTAATGCAGAACATGTTGTACATATCAGTCTGACTGAAGGATTAGACTTTAGTTGGCCTTTTGGTAATAGTGTTTTGGAAAATGTTTTTAAAGTATTCAAACAAAAAGAATTGCTTGAAGACGCCATCATAATTTATAGGATTCAACGAGCACCAGAGCGTAGAATGTTTAAAATAGATGTAGGTAATATGCCCAGTCACATGGCCATGGCATTTGTTGAGCGTGTAAAAAATGAGATCAGTCAACGCCGTATACCTACTCAGACTGGTGGTGGACAAAACATGATGGATGCAACTTATAATCCACTATCCACTAATGAAGATTATTTTTTCCCTATTACTGAAGGTGGTAGAGGTAGCAGTGTTGAGATTTTACAAGGTGGACAAAATCTAGGTGAAATTACAGATTTGCATTTCTTTACCAATAAATTATTTAGAGGGTTGCGAATTCCAGCTAGTTATTTGCCCACTGGTATGGATACTGGGTTAGACGGCAATAATTTTAATGATGGTAAAGTTGGTAATGCATTGATTCAAGAATGGCGATTTAATCAATATTGTATGCGATTACAAAAAATGGTCATTCAGAAGTTAGACCAAGAGTTCAAAATGTTTATGAGATGGCGTGGTATAAACATTGATGGTGCCATATTTGAATTAAGATTTAATGAGCCGCAAAACTTTGCAAGTTATCGTCAAGCTGAGCTTGATACAACAAGAATTAACAGTTATGCACAGTTAGAGCAAGTGCCTTACATGAGCAAACGCTTCTTATTAAGTAGGTTCTTAGGATTAACTGAAGAAGAAATGAAAGAAAATGAGCGTATGTGGAGAGAGGAGCAAGGTGACATTGAGGAAGCTCCTGCTCCTGAAGCTGGATTGCGCAGTGTAGGTATAACTCCAGGAGCAATAGGTGCTGATTTAGGGGCATTAGCTCCAGCACCTGGAGCAGAAATACCAGGAGCAGTGCCAGGCTTAGCACCAGGAGCAGCACCTGCTGCTGCAGCAGGTGGGGCAGGAGCTGCAGCGGCAGCAACTCCGCCACAAATTTAATAAATAAAATTATGAATTTATTTGAAATATTTGAGCCTACTCCGTATGGTTATAGAACTGAGAAAGATGACCAAACATCTGCTCAACCTAAACAAACTAGACGCACTAGATTAACTTTAACTCGTATTAAAAAGTTACGCACAGTAAATGATGTTCGTAAAATAGAGCATGGCAAATATTTAGAAAAAGTAAGTAAACAGTATAAACCGCCTGCCGCGGCACCAGGTTTGGGTTTATAAAAAACAAAAACCCCTAAAAAAGAGCTATTTTAGCTCTTTTTTTTATAATATCTGTAAATAAAAACAGATAGTGCCCTTTAATAACTTAAAAAGGAAAGAATATGTCAAAGTATGAAAAATTAATAGAATATATCATCAACGATGAGGAAGACAAAGCTCGTCAATTATTCCATCAGATCGTTGTTGAAAAAAGCCGCGAAATTTATGAATCAATCATGGACGAAGAAACAATGGGCGGCGATCCTGTTTCTAGCCTAGCTGATGAAGTCACTCACGACGAACATGGTGTTCATGAAGCTGAAGATGACATGGAAATTGATGTTGATATGACCCCAGATTCTGGTGATGAAATGGATGGCGACATGGAAATGGACGCTGACATGGAAATGGATACAGATGGTATGGGTGGTGATAATGACATGGAAGACCGTGTTATGGATCTAGAAGATGCATTAGATGAATTAAAAGCAGAGTTTGATGCACTAATGGCAGATTCTAATGGTGAAGATGACATGGACATGGGTGATGACTCTGAGGAAGATTCAGAGGAATCTGACGATGGCGAAGAAGCTGATGCTGATGAAGAAGATGACGAAGAAGCTATTCAAGAAGCCAAGAAAATGAAAGCTAAGGCTAAAGAAAAACAAAAACTTATGGACAAAAAGCACATGAGTGAAGCTGCTCGTCTTCGTGAATACACCGAGAAGTTAGGCGACATTTATAAGCAAGAGCCTGCCAAAGGTGAAGGCCATGAAGTAGGTAAAGGCGGATCAGTAAGTGTAGACAAGAAATCTATTGTTGCTGGTAAGAATAACATGGGTGGCACCACTGCAAATATTGTAAAAGGTGGCACAGAGCAGGATCCAGACAACAAGCAGATTCCTGAGCCTAAGAATGAATATGCCAAAGGCAGAGGGGAAGTAAAGCATTCTAAAGAGTGGAAGAACCGCGTAGGTGGAAATTCTGGCACTTTTAAAGAAAAAGCACCTGCAGCAAAGAGTGGTGAAGAAGGTGCAGTAAACGATCGTAGCCCACTAGCAAAATAAGGCAATAACATGCATATCCTCAGAGAACACTTGAGTTTTGATACAGCAGAGATGAAGGTTATCTCTGAGGATGCCCCTTCGGGAGGAGGCAAAAACCTATTTATGGAAGGTATTTGCTTGCAGGGAGGCGTCCTTAATGAGAATGGTAGGGTATATGAAGTAAGAGAAATTTCCAAAGCTGTTGAAAGCATTAATGACAAGATTCGTAAAGGATTCAGTGTATTAGGTGAAGTGGACCATCCAGAAGATTTAAAGATTAATTTAGATCGTGTGTGTGCAAATATAAAGCGTATGTGGATGGATGGACCAAACGGTTTTGGCAAATTACAAATTTTACCTACACCAATGGGCAATTTAGTACGAGCCATGTTGGAAAGTGGAGTAAAATTAGGAGTTTCTAGTCGCGGTCAGGGTAATGTTGATCGTAATGGAAAGGTCAGTGACTTTGAAATAGTAACTGTAGATATAGTAGCACAACCCAGTGCGCCTAATGCATATCCTACACCTGTATATGAGGGTGTAAGAAATATGC